GCCCATTTAATTAAAAGGTGTCGCCTATTTATCTCTGCAACAATGTCAGCGTCACTAAGCATTGTTATAGGCACTGGCACTTGCACTTGAAGTTTATTATTCATACCCAACCCATAATTTCATCGTGTGCCATTTCCTGCACAAACTCTGGGTTGTCATTAGTTAAAGTTTCTAACTGTTCATCTGACAATGGGTTGCCATTCGCATCATCTGCACTTTCAATATAAGCGTCTACAAAGTCTGGGTAATCTGCTGTGCAAATGCCAGATATGGTGACATTGGTTAAACTATTAATGTTCATTTACCACTCCCGGTGCATTTGTTCATCAGTTAATGCTTCTGGGTGATGCCAAGTAAAATTTTCATCTTCAACCGACATATTGCAGTCTGAACAATATTTTTTATCTACAAACAAAAGTGCAGCATCAATGGCGTCATGGGCCTTTTGGTGGTATTCACCTCGGTATATTTCATTGCTATATTCATCAAGAACGATGGGCAAGTAGCCCACCCCGTCCACTTTCTTAATAATGAAATCCATAACTTACCCCTTAAAATGGTATATCGTCGTCGAAAGCATCGTGTGGCCCTTTATCCATGCCAGCCATGACCGCTTCTTTAGCCTGCGCCATTTGTGTTGACTGCTGCGGTAGCTGGCGGTGTGCTTGCGTCTCTTTAGGTGTAAAAGAAAACTTCATAGCTGGCGCATTAGGGTTCCCATCCTTGTTACGCAGCCAACCAGACACCCAGTAATCAACACCGCCTACTTCTGCATTGCCCTTAAAGTGGGGGTGTGTCTCAGATTCACGCTTGTCGTTTTTCCAAATACCGCCTTTATTTGAATTATCCCAATTACTCATGCTGCTTCTCCTTTGCCAAAGTAGGCTTGTTTAAATTCAGTGGTTCTAATTAACTTTTGTTCTTCTGTTGTGAACACTCCACCTTTTGAATATGCTTTCCACAACCCCATTTGATCGTCCTCTGTAAGCTCAAACCAAGCCTCTGCTGCTGCTGTAATTTCTCCTGACTCAATGCCAGCTTTTACACATTCAATAGTCGTAGAGTGCTTTGTAGCTAGATCGTTGTAGACTATATTGGCCTCTTCTTTCGACATATTTGGTTCTGGGCTGGCTGGCTGACTCGCCATACCTTCAAGACTTATTTCTGAATCGTTTGTCATATCAATCACTACAGTTTTATCTTCATCGTGCTTATTTGTAACGTCTGAATCAGCCTCAGAATCTATGGAGAAAAGCCCTGCTAAACAATACTTACGAGCATAGGAGCTAGTGCTTCCCGTTAGCTGGCTAGAATCCATGCCTTTCTTAACGCTTGCTTCTCTAGCGTAAGCTGTGGCGGTTATAGTGTCTGTTCCGCTGCTAAGTGTTGCAGTAGCCTTAATGTATACGCGCTGAGTTTTAACAGTGACGCCAGCCGCTACAATTTCATCCTCTAACATTCCACTAAATACAAGTTCATCACTTAGCGTTAATGACAAGTCGCCTAGAAATGGCTTAACAGCTTTTAATATATCTTCACATGATCGAAAGTTGTATTTGCCAAAATTATTACGCTGGCCTTTTGGTGCTTTAAGATTTTGCTGAATTTCAGACAGCTTTTTTTGAATAGTCATACGTCACCTCTTTTTATTTCATCAACAATTTTTAATGCTGCTTCTTTGTAAGCCAAATGCTTTTCAGCGTTTAGGTTTTGGCAATATGGATTGTTGTATTCAAACAATTTGTGAAAATCGCTTAAAGCCTCTAAATAAATATCGTTCATATCTGTACTCCACTTATTATTAAAATGGCGACAAACAACCACACTTGAGTTGTTGCGCTCATGCGCTCATGCCTACCCAGAACCACACTGAACATATAGCCCATATTAAGCATCCGACTGTGTTAATTATTAAAGTCTCTTTAGTCATGGTTAATACTCCGAGTGTTTTTCTGCGTGATATTGCAAAGTTAGCTCTGGGTGGTGGTCTTTAAAATAAACAGCAGCGCACTTAGTAATAACGTCTTGTGAAAGTTGTTGTGCTTCATCGGGAAAGCGGAAAGCTAAATATATGACACGCATCTGTTCGTCCTCATCTCCATACTGGAAAAGGTCGTCAACATGATAATGGGTCGTTCCAATCTTGATATAGCTATCATAAAGAAGATCATCTTTTAGCTCGTTGAACGCATCTTCAAGAATGTAGTCAGGTGCTTCAATAACGTCTGTGTGTGCGTTAATTTGGGCGGTTACATGACAGTGGTTGGTTAATGAGTTCATCTTAAATTTCCTTAGTCAGCTTTATGTCTGTGGTTATGTTAGCTAACTCACAATCAAAAGTACAGCTTTTTCGGAAAAACATTTAAAATGTTAGTTTTTTAATGAATTTTTAGGTAATTTTACTGATATTTTAGAGGGCATTAATAATGATTAAATTATTTATTAGGTGGGCCTTGAGGACACTGTTCGTTTAAATTATTGCCAAAGTTCGTTTTCATGAACTCAAACATTACACCCATTGGGCCATTCTTGGGTCTGGTGTTAGATGAGTGATCGGTGTGAATCAGCCACCATTTATACACAGACTCACGCATCCACGCTAACGCCCGATTTTTATTATTGTTTAATTCTGAAACTAGCATTTCATTTCTCTGATTGATAAGAACCAACTACAGTTCCTATAATCCTGGTTGATGATGAAAACTCTTTTATAGGATAGCGATCATTCAAAGGTTTTAAATGTTCAACACCACCTGTTATAACGTATTCCCGAAAAAAAGAACTTAAATTTTCAGTATCTATCGCCACAATGCGATCTCCACTTACTGGCGTTTTGTCTGGGTCAACGAAAATTAAAACACCTAGCGGATACGATCTGCCATTGCTGGCAGTCATTACTTCATCTTGCACTTCAAGCGCAAAAGAATTTTCCGATAAGTCGTATGGGCATCCTACCCAGTGCTCACTCTCTAACATAAATTTTCCCTCTATTAAGGCTGGTAGGGAATTCCAGCTTACCACGGGGGCTTTCCGAGTGATCGGATTTAGCTTTAATCCCCCCCTCGATTCGAGCGCATTATTTGATAATAATTGCTCTATGGTGCATCCAAAAGCTTTAGCTATGGACACTAACCCAGCCGCTTTAACTTCTGCGGTGGGGTCAGTTTCTAGTTGAGCAACCCTTGCTCTTGATATTGAGGTTCGATTAGCAAAATCTTGTTGTGACCAACCTTGATCTTTACGCAATTTTTTTACTCGCTCGCCTAAATTCATTTTTTTGTAACCTTAAAATTTATATTAAATGTCGCAAGTAATCTTACAATCTAAATGTGTGAGTTTGATGTCATTTTGGTTGACAGTTTTCTATTAATTTTAGATAGAAGGTTGACATTTATAATGTGAGTAGACTAACATTAAGAAATGAAAGAACTACCAGCAATACCAATTACTGATCTAATAGACGCATTTGGGACTAAAACCAAAATAGGCGAGGCTATTGGAGTTACGCATAGTGCAATCTGTCATTGGGGTGATTTTGTTCCAGCAACAAGACTTCATCAAATGCACTATTTATTGAATCAAATAAATCTAATTGAACAGTCAAGGACGGACATTTAATGAAAGATAAATTGACCAACCCAGTATCAACCTCATTTGATGATGAACTGTACGCGTTTGCAAAAAGAGATGCGGAATTATTAGGTCTTGATGTGTCGTCATACATACGGGCCACCCTCATAGAAAAACGTGAAAAGCGATTCAATGAACTTAGGGTATTCCAAGACTTAATTAAGATTCAAGAAATAGAATAAATTTAATAAATTTTAGGTGCTATATGGAACATCAAGAATACGCGAGAAGGGTCTAGAGTGAGCTTCACGCTTATGGCTAAAGCCAAGCCTATTAAGGTTGGCAACTCAGGCAGAAAGCTAGTGCTAATGATGCTGGCTGACATATCTGACGACTCTGGTAGGTGCTTTCCTAGCTACCAACATTTAGCTGATGTTTGTGAAATGTCGCGCAGATCAGTAATAACCCACATCTTAAACCTTCAAGAAAAAGGCTTGTTAACAATCACTCACAGAAAGTTAAGAGGTGAGTTGATTAATAGCTCAAATATATACCATCTAACCTTAAAAGAAGCCTCAAAGCCTGATGAAACGGGTAGTGAAAATTCTGCACTAGGTAGTGAAATGGTTGCACTAGGTAGTGAAATGGTTGCACTAGGTAGTGAAACAGTTGCACTAGGGGGTAGTGAAATGGTTGCACCCATAACCTATCACTCTTCTGAACCTATCAATGAACCTATAAAAGAAAAGGCGCATTTCATAAAACCATTGCTTAGTGATATTTCTCAGTACATGGCTAATTTTAGTAAAAGCCAAAATATAACATTTGATGATTTTTTACCTGATAACTTTTTTGATTACTACGAAAGCAATGGCTGGAAGCGTGGCAACCATGAAATTAAGGATTGGCAAGCAACAGCTAGAGGTTGGGTTAGAAAACAAAACAATAAATTAAATGGAGGTCAAAATGCAGGCCAAAACAATAAGCCAGCTAATAACTCGGCCCCTGCAAGGGTCAGGGCAATCAACGCAGCAAAACAAGCACAGCGCGACAGAACTGAACGAGCGATTAATTGACCGACTATGGGAAGTAATGACTGACCTATTTGGTCACAAGTGGACTAGCAGCCATGACTTTTCTGATAATGGCAGTTGGACTTCTTTTCTTGAGGACTTGAACGGAAAGCAGTTTAAGGCTGGCATTGACGCGCTAAAAGATTGGACAGAATCATGGCCTCCCACAGCCACAGACTTTAGAAACATGTGTTTGGGAAGGGCTAGAGGTGGTGAAGAACAAAACATGATTTCTAACCAGCAGGCAATACAGGCAAGGTCAGCACCTTTACTGATTACAAAGCAGTTAAGTGATGAAGATATTGAATTTGGAAAAGAACAGGCAGCAGCATTGAGAGGGTTATTTGCATGAAGAATTATTTAGCAAAGCCAAAGTTAAAAAGCGATTACAAAGAATTATTACCTGATTACAAAGGGCTAATTACTAAAGGAATGTGGGGTGAGTCTGGTGGCCTTACACACATTATTAAATCACAGCTAAACCCTACAGCCCGTAAAAAATATAACAAGGAAAGGAATGCCGCATGATTCATTCAAACAGTTTAGACGCAATAGCTGCAATAGCTCCCGTAACTGGTCAAGCAAGAATTGAAGTGCTTAAAGTTATTCGTGAGAACCAACCAATCACTCGCCAAGACATTGCTGCAAGTTTGGGTTGGGAAATTAATAGAGTAACGGGTCGTGTTCGTGAACTGCTAGACAAAAACAGCATTATTGAAGCTGGTAATGACACCACACACCGAGTTAAGCGTGGTTTATTAAAAGTCGCATGAGTTTAACTTTAGAACAGTGTAAAGAAGTTGTTAAACGCAAAAACGCTGGAATGTTATCGGCTGAAATTGCTAAAAAATATGATATGCCACTTTATCATGTGACATTGATTATGAAGTGCAACAAAAACACATATCCGCTAGATGAATACCTTTTGATCGACAACCCTGCTTATAAGTTTAGCCCATTGAATGAAAATAAATGTTCGTGGGATTTGCGCTTGAGTTTACGCCTAGCCAAATTGCCAATGTCTAAGTGGGCAGATGCAATATGAGCGAAGTTATTTTTAGTGTTGATAACAAAAATGTATCGGGAATGATTTCTCAGATATGCGCAATGATTAACAAAGGTTTATTTATTGGCCCAGTTGAGGTGGTTTTAAGGCGTAAAGCTAGATCATTAAGTCAGAATAGAAAGCTTTGGCCTATGTTAAACGATGTGCAAAAACAGGTTGATTGGTATGGCGATAATCTCGACACCGATGATTGGAAAGCTATGTTTATGTCTAGCCTACATAAGCAGCGTTCTGTACCGGGCATTGATGGCGGCTTTGTTGGTCTGTCTAAGCGAAGTAGTAAGCTAGACAAAGGGGAGTTTTCTGACTTAATTGAAGTGATTTATGCCTTTGGAAGTGAGCGCAATGTGGCATGGTCAGAACCAGCTTTGCAGATTTATTCTAAATACAAAGAGGCTGCATGAGTTTAAAGCCTGCGAGACAAAAGAAATGCAAATCTTGCAAGATTACATTCAAGCCTTTTCTGTCAACGGCCTCTGTATGCTCCATAGAGTGCGCTGTAACAATGGCAAAGGCTAACAGTGCCAAGATTATCAAGAAAGACATAAAGGCCCGTAAGCAGGCTTTAAAGAGCTTGGGACAGTTACACAAAGAAGCGCAGCCAGAATTTAATAAGTTTATTAGATTACGGGATAAGGGCCAACCCTGCATTAGCTGCCAACGTCACCACAAAGGACAATTTCACGCAGGCCACTTTTTGAGTATTGGAAGTAGCCCAGAATTACGCTATGTGGAAAACAATGTGCATTTGCAATGTTCAGTTTGCAACAACCATCTATCAGGTAATCAGCTACTTTACAGGGTTAATTTAATTAATAAGATTGGCGTTAAGGCTGTTGAAGAATTAGAAGGGCCAAAAGAGCCAAAGCGTTATAGGCGTGACGACATTCTTTCAATCAAAGCTAAGTACAAAGCCAAAGTAAAAGAGTTAACAGTAAAACTTGAAGGGGCTGCATGAAAACCATTTATCAAGACGATATTAATGAAGGTGCATTAATAATTGCATTGTTGGTTAAGACAGTCATTGAAGTGGATACAGAGCGATCTCGCAATGAATCAGACGATCAACTAATGGCGGCTGCTATGGAGTGGGTAGAAGAATTCAGCGATATAGATATTGATGAAAATGAAATAACGGAACATTAAAAGGAATTTATATGCAGATAGAACAGCTAAAAGTAGGGGATTTAATTCCTTATGTAAATAACTCAAGAACGCACTCAGATGAACAAGTCATGCAAGTGGCGTCTAGCATCAAAGAGTTTGGTTTTACTAACCCTATTTTAATTGATGATGATGGTGGAATTATAGCTGGTCATGGTCGGCTTATGGCAGCTAAAAAGTTAGGCCTGGTTGAAGTTCCATGTATACGGCTTGGTCATTTATCAGAAGCACAGCGTAAAGCCTATGTGATCGCAGATAACCAGTTAGCAATTAATAGTGAATGGGATTTAGATTTATTAAAGATTGAACTTGAAGAATTAGATAATTTTGATTTTGATTTAAAATTGCTAGGTTTTGATATTGATGAACTAAACAAAATAATTAAAGGCGCAGATTTTGAACCAGCCACAGAAGATGAACAAGGAAAACTTGATGAATTGGACCCTAAATGGTGTCAATGCCCACACTGCGGTAAAGAATTTGATCTAAGGACTGTTTAAAAATTATGTCGTTTGATTTAAAAATAGATTGGGCAAGTCATAAAGCTGCTTCTTATGCCTGTAAAAATTGGCATTACAGTAAAAGTGTTCCTGTTGGAAAATTAGTTAAAGTTGGAGTTTGGGAAAATAAAATATTTATTGGTGTTGTTTTGTTTGGCAGAGGTGCTAATAAAAACATGCTAAAACCATACAGTTTAAATGCAGATCAAGGTTGTGAATTGGTCCGAATAGCATTAACAAATCATATAGCTCCAGTTAGTAAAATTATGTCAATAGCTATAAGTTATTTAAAAAAATCAAATCCAAAATTAGAATTAATAGTTAGTTATGCAGATTCAAATCAAGGTCATCATGGAGGCATATATCAAGCAACAAATTGGATTTATGCTTATACATCAAAATTAGATGCTTTAATTGTTAATGGAAAACAAGTTCACAGGAAAACACTTTATTCAAGATATGGTCATAGCAGTGTAGACAAGTTAACAGCAGCAGGTTTTAAAGTTGAAAAACTTAGTGGTCAAGGAAAACATTGCTATTTAATGCCTTTAAACAAAAATATTAGGAAAAAAATAATACCACTATCTAAGCCTTACCCCAAGCGTGTGAAAAAGCAGGCGTTAGAGAACCACTCTAACACTGG